GTCTGCTGCCGCCTTCTCTGCTTCAGCTTGCTCTGCTGCGGCTTTGTCTGCTGCCGCCTTCTCTGCTTCAGCTTGCTCTGCTGCGGCTTTGTCTGCTGCCGCCTTCTCTGCTTCAGCCTGCGCGGCCAAGTCTTGCTGCTTTGTCATAAGATTTACCTCCATGGAAAGGCCGCATGCGGGTGAGGCATGCGGCCAGAAATTGAAGCCGAGGCTTAGGTGGCTGAGTTTTGGAAGGCCTTAACAGCACCACCGACATCGATCAGGTTGCCGCCTTGGCGGTTGAACGCCACAAAACCCACTTGGCCCTTGAGGGTGTAGGCGCTGTCGGTCATGCGAAACAGCGTCAAGTCCATCACCTCACGGATGACATAGGACTTGTAGTCACCAAAAAGCACCGACTTGGCGTTGGCAGCCATCTGTGGCATCTCTTGACTGATGTAGATGGGGCGGCCCAACAAGCGGTCAGGTGCGCCACCGGGGTTGCCTTGCTCGTAGCCAGGCACGAAGATGGGGCGACCCGATGTGTCTTTGAGTTTGCGAACTGCCTTCAGGCTTTGGTCGTGCATCATGAAGCCAACGCCTGCGCGTGTGCGGTACACGGGGTCCACGCTGTGCTCCAAGTCCACCAAGTCGTCATAGGTGATGCTAGTGGCCGTGCCAGTAGCGCCAGTTTTACCAACACCTGCAGCCACACCGATGCCACGTGGTTTTGCATTGGCATCACCGATGGTGAAGTGTTTGGATGTTATGCGGCCCAAGCGTGTTGCCAACAAGCCATTCACGTAAGCGTCCAAGTCAAACATGCTGTCCTGGATCAACTCGAAAGGCAAAGCGATGGACTTGGAGGAGTACTTGTACACGTCCAATGTCAAGTTGCCGACGCTTGTTTCACCGACGTTGGTAGTAGCGTTTTGGCCAACAATCTCACCTTCTTCGCTGGTTGCGTCAGTGGTGGGAAAGTTCATCTGAGCGCCGGTACCCGTAGGCATAACGGTGGCTACAGAGCGAATGCCGCCATATTGCTTGAGCGCTTCCGTCAGCTTGCGGTAGTACTCAGGCGCCACAGTGAAGCCGCCTTCGCTGCCAGTCGTGGTGGACATGGCTGCACGAATGTCTGGGTTGACACGCGCAGCCATGCGTTGCAGGTCTTCTTGCGCCATAGCATTCAAGCCACCACGGAAGTAGGCGCGCAAAGCGTTTGATTCAGCGGTGTTGCTGTGAGCGCCGGGTGTGCGCGTGAACGCATGGCGATCATCATCACTGACACCACCGCCGTTGACCACGCTCAGGCCGATGGCGGCCATGGCGTCATTGTGGCGTTTGATTTCGCCGTCAATGTCGCCAATTTCTTTCATGGCCGTGTCGTACTGGGCTTGGTGCTCGGGCTTCCACTCGGGCGTTTTGTCTTTGTCCACCAAAGCGGACAGGGTTTGTGCGAGGGCGTCTCGGCGCTCGCGCAGTGCGTGGATGCCTTTCATGGCGTTTCCTTTCTTTCGAGGTCAAAAAAAAGCCACTGGGCAACATGCACAGCGGCTGGGGGTGCCTTGGACGCGCGAGCGCTTCAGGCGGGAATCAACGCTTTAAGCACCGCTCGTCGGCGCTCTTCACCAGCCGCTTGGGCTAGGGCTACAGCAGCGGCGGCTGCTGCTTTGGCATCTTTGTCTTTTTGGCTTGGCGTGTTATCGGTGGGCTTCGGCGCGTTTTTGAATGCGCTGGTGTCCCACTTCACAGCGTTGTCTGCGTTGGTGTCATCCACACCATCAGCCAAACCAAGATCGACAGCGCGGTCTGCCTCAATCCATGTTTCGTCAGCCATCCACTGGGCAATGGCATCAGTCTCTTGGCCCGAGCGCGTTGCGTAGGTTTTGACAAGGCTGGCATCAATTTGCTCAAGTAGGTCAGACTCTTTGCGCAGGTCGTTGGCGTTGCCCGCTGTCCATGTCCACGCTTTGTGAATCATGAGGAAGCTGCCGGGTGCCATGCGAATTTCATCAGCTGCCATGATCAGGAAGCTGGCTGCGCTGGCCGCCAAGCCGTCCACATGGGCCACCACTTTGCTCTTGTGCATGCGGATGGCTTGCTCGATGGCGCGGGCTGCAAACACGCTACCACCGGGCGAGTTGACGCGCAGGTGGATGGTGGGGGCAGTGATGTCGTTGAGCGCCTTGACAAAGGCCTCTGGGCTCACGCCGCCCCACCATTCAGCCTCAACATCGGTACTGACGATCATGTCGTACAGGTAGATGGTGGCCTCGGTGTCGTCCTGCTTGGCTTCCATCTTGAAGCTGCCTTTGGCTTTGTTGCTGGCCAGCAGTTTGAGCATGGGGTTCATGGGGTTTTTCCTTCGGTGGGTGTTGGCATAGGTTGCGATCCAGCCATGACCAGCTTGTCGCCTCCCTCGATTGGGGGCAGGTTCTTCATGCGACGCACTTCATTGATCAGCATCCAGCCTTGGGTGCCGGGGCCGCCCAACGCCTTGCTGAAGTAAGCAGCTTGCGCGGTGGCGTCGCCTTCGAGCAAGCTGTCGCGGTTGTGTTCGCCGTAAATTTGGCGACTCTTAGGCCAGACTTTGCGGTTGATCTCTTGCGCCATCGCGTCCAAATAACGGCCAACGGTGTAGCGCACAAAGGCGATCGACATTTGTTCAACGCCGCTGCCCCATGAGGATGTTTTCTCGGTGTGGCCGATCATGTGGGGTGGCACACCAAACACGCGGGCCACGTCTTCGACCTGAAACTTGCGGCTCTCAAGCAGCTGAGCATCCTCAGCGCTCATGGTCAACTGCTTGACATCGAGACCGCCTGCCAACACAGCAGGCAAGTGCGCATTGCGTGGCCCACCATGACGGCTTGCCCAAGTGGTGCGAAGTAACTCAGCTTGATCTTTGCTCAGGTTGCCGGGCGCTGTCAGGGCAAAGTCAGCGCGGGCACCATTGGCAAAAAATGCGCTGGCATATTCGTCGGCTGCCAACGCAATGCCTGCGGCTGGACGTAAGGCAGCACGCACAGGCGTCAGGCTCCTTAGACCGTCAAAACCAATGCCGGGGAAGTGCAGCATGTCATCTTGGTCAACGGTCTCATTTGTGCCGTCATCGTTGATGATGGGGTAATAGTTTCGACCATCCTCACGCAGGGTGCCAACACGGGATGGGTGGAGTGGCTCAAACCCAGTGATGGTGTTGCTGTAAGGGCTGGCCCTGTGGATGCGCCAAAAGCCATCGCCACGCAAACCAACTGACTGGGTAGCAAAGCTCCAAGCGCTGGCAGCGGTCCACGTGCTGTAGGGCTGCTCATTGAAGAGCCACCACATATCGTTTTCGTAGCGCTCACGCCCGTCAAGTGTGCGCTTGTACTGATGGAATGGCATGCTGGCCACAGCGCCGCCGATCAGAGCAACGCATGCATAAACAGCAGACACGGCCATGGCGCTTGTCTCGGTCACGCTCACGCCAGCCATGCTGCCCAAACCGCCCGTGAGCACGTCATACATCTCCGTCCCACGGGTAATGTCGCTGACAGGCATGGCTGCCTGCACGCCTTTACCAGCGCTGCGCTCAGCCATCCATTGCTGGAGGACGACGCTGCCAGGCTGGCTGACGCGTTTGGCGTTGGACCATGTTGCTGCAGTCATAGGATGATCAGTTCTGGCACCGCAGTGCTTTCGTTATTAAGGGCTCGACCCAGCGCCATAAGCATGGCAATAGGACCGTCAATCTTGTTTTCGGGTCTCTCTTTCGTGGGGCTCATCAACTCGTTGAACTTGCTGACCTTGACCACTAAGTTGCTGACCATCCAAGACATGACGGGGTTTCCGTCATGCTTGAGCTTTCCTTCAAGCACCAAGTTCTCGACTTGGATGAGTGGAGGGGTGAAAAACATGGCTCGCTGCGTGATTTCCACCAGTGGCAGGCCTTCTTCAATCAATTTGCCCGCAAAGTACATGCTCAAAGCGGGGTCAAACGCGATTTCTTGCACGTCAAAATTGCGGCAAAGAAGGCGCAAGTCGTCGGCAACCACATCAAAATCAGTGATGTCGCCATCGGTAACTTGCACAAAATCTTGTCGAGCCCAGCCTGTCAGGTGCGCGTTTCCGCTTTCCTGAATGGCCAACTCGTTCAAGTACAGGCGTGTGCACACATTCCACTTCTCGCCGTGCTCAAAAACGATGCACAGCGCGGCAAAGTCTTTCTTTTGCGCGAGGTCAAGGCCAATCCAAGCCTTTGCGCCGTAGTACTGAGGCAGGTCGCGCAGCTCTGTGTCTGCGCAGCGCTCCCATGCACGCATGTCCATCCATGCCGACTCACCAGACACCCAAACATTCAGGTGCTTTGTCAAAAAGTTGTTGAGCGCACTGGGCATTGCCTCTGCCTTCTTGGCAGCGGCGGCAATGTAGTCAGGCATGACCGACACACCGAAGTTCGGGTTGGCTTTGGCCCAGCAGCTGGGGTCAAAGTAGTCGTCTTCGTCGTCGATCGTGTAAATAATTCCAAAAACACGGTCGTCACGGATGACGCCGCTCAAGATTTTGGTGATGTGCGTGCGTCGCTCGTAGCAAATACCCGATCGATCTGTGCCCGCCGTGGTGATGGTGCCAAGCAAAGACTGCTCACGCGCACCCCGAGCGGTGTCAATGACGTCATATAGATCGCGTTTTTTGTGCGCATGCAGCTCGTCGAGCATGGCAAAGTGCACGTTTAAACCGTCTTGGGTGCTCGCCTCAGCGGCCAATGGCGCACCTTTGCTTGCTGTGCTGGCCACCACAAGGCTGTGCTTCATGATGGCGAGGCCCAAATCCGACCGCAGCGCGGGTGTGCGCTCAGCCATAGCCTTGGCATCGTCAAAAACAATGCGTGCCTGGTCGCGTGTGGTGGCGGCGGTGTAGCACTCTGCGCCCTGCTCGCCATCGGCGGTGAGCATGTACAAAAACAGACCAGAGGCCTTCGCGCTCTTGCCGTTTTTACGTGGCACCTCTTCATAAAACTCAATGAAGCGACGCAGGCCAGTGTCGCGGTGCAGCCAACCAAAAATG